AAGGCACACGGTCCTTCCCAAGCCTATATGATACCATTTAGTTTTAATAGAGCTGTAATACCAAATATTCCAAGTATGATGAGTACAGCACTGACGTAATAAAGATTAATAACTTTTTTCATGTGAAGGATTAATACAATATCTATCCCAGGGACTACTTTCTTCTATTGACTCTTGCCGATTCTCTACTGACAATGTTTAACTAGTATGGTCCACGATTATTAACAGACAAGTTAATTATCACATAACAGGAAATTCATTGTACTGAGATGCACAGTCCCGGTCACTTTAGATTACTCATAGGCTCCTAGGATCAGATATTGTGAGTGATATACCACGGTGGGAGCGTCTCTATCCAATACCAGCGTATGCTTTTGCAAGGCACACCTCATACGTGATAGAGCACACATACTCCCCGTGGTATTAAATATTGTTTATACGAAAAGAACTTTTTTAGTTTCTTTCCAATTGTAAATGTCTTGCAGCACATTTACAAAATCTTCTGACTTTGAAAAATCATGAATTGATTTACAACGCATTGGTAACTTTCTCATGAATCTTTTATAGTTAAACTCAGGATGATTTTTCATCTTCAAGAAAGCTAGAATAAAAGCACGACGGCAATAGTTTTTGTAAAAAGGAGCTATTTTCCGAAGCATTTCAATAGTTTCTATGGTTTTCTTGGTATTTGTAATAGACAAGGTGCCATTTCTAAAATTTGCTTCATCAGATTTATTACGTCCTGTATGATCGCACAAAAGAGCAATCAAGGTTGTATGACCAAACTCGGGGTAGAGATTTTTTATTTGTTCATACAAAATGTAGTTTTTATTACCGCTGGCTGCAAAACTTTTAGCATAATCATGAGTCTTCCACGAGGTGGTAGTGGATTGAAGTTCCGCAATACTCATGGTACTCATTGGATCCTGGTCAATAATAAAGTGCACCGGTCTATTAAGCAGTTTGCATGCTGCAAGACGATGTTGACCATCATGTACCTGGTAATCAGAATCTACTAGAATGGGACTTTTCAGCCCTATTTGTTTTATACTTTTTGCGATAAGAGTTACCTTATCAGATTTGATTTCACGGTTATCGATCCTGTATTTAAAGATGCTGTAATCCGTGGTTGAATAAATTTTACCAAACTCCTTCATGGTTTTTTCATTTTTTAAGTGTTGTGAGACAACTTTGGTTAGCTCCGCGCTTAGTACGGGTAATTAATCCAAGTTTTTCAAGTGATCGTAGTGTTCTTTTTACCGTAGACGGATCTACACCACATTCATTTGCAATTTTGTTAATACTTACGTACGTTTCAGATGTATTGAAATCAGAATATGTAGCCAAGTATGCGTATAAACCTTTTTCTTTCAAGGAAATAGCTGGATTTCTCATGATTTCATTACTTACCCTGGCGAAACCGTTCTGAAGACGAATACTCATGATCTTGAACAAAAATAGAGAACTTATGTAGAACTTGTTAAAAAAGAGAGAGATTTTTTTGTTTCTCTCTCTTTTTAAGTTATTCACCGGTTTAGTTTTCAATAATTTTCTTCAATAGATCGTCTACATTAAAGTCGGAATTGGATACAAAATCCTGGTTAGACACCGCGTTGTAATAAATTGACCAGTTATACTTGGTTTTAATAATTGTCTCACAACGTTTTAAGAGATTTTTTGGAGAGGTGTTCCAGAAATTATTTTCCTTTTTTTCTTTTCCGCTGTCTTTTGCATCCTCTGTGTATTTAAGATCTTCCAGCTGAAACATGATGTCAAGCTTTGCTTTCATGGAATCATCAGAAATTTTAGTCTTCAGCAAATAGCGTTTTAAAGCTTGTGTAGCCATTTCTTGATATTTTAGAAAGAACATAAGTGTAAACTCATATTCCTGCTGGTCTTCAATCATAGACAACACACGCTGTAAGTCGCCGGTTTTACTGTGAAATTGCGGAGGAACATCTTCGTCATTGTCACCATACAGTTCTATACCTTGTAAGCTGTTTGACATACAAGCAAATAGGATGCGCTCACGACATTTCAACTGAGTATTTCTAGAAAAACCCAGTGAATTCATTAAATCTTCTGCGTTGTGGGAGAAGTTTTGTTGTTTTAAGAACATTTTTTAAGTGATTAATGGTTATTGAATACAATCCTGGGAGGATTGGTTTTAAAGAAGTTATAATGAAAGGAACCCCTACGTCTGTTATAGATTTCGGGGTTCCTAACCACTTATACGTTCAAGATCTCTTTGATCATGGAAATATAGCCGGGGTTATTGTTACCAATGACAGAAGTATATCCAAAGTTTTTATGTCTTTTAATACTTGTATCATTTAAAGGGGTACCATAACCAAATCCAAGTTTGTATGGTGCACGTGTCCAGGTCAAAAAGATGCTGTGTCGAAAGGTGCCGGTTTGAAAAAACGGTGCAAACATGGTCCAGTTGAACCGTTGTTGAGCTGTTTTAACACAGATTTCAGTGGCGGCTATTCGACAGGGAGAATTATCAAATAATTCGTCTACAAAAGCAACTAACCACACTTCAGTACAAATACCAGATTGCTCTAATGCAAAAATAACCGGGATAGCTGTTTTTGCAATCTGTAACATCTCTTTCTCTGTGACACACGCAGATACCCCAACATTGATAGCAATTCTTGCAATAGGCTTACGAGCTGTTTTTTGTCTGATAAAGCAATTATCGTCACCAGAAATCGCTCTGGCGACATCTATGCGACTACCATAGTCTTTAAAAGACACTTTTTTCTTGTGGGTAAGAGCTAATTGAAGAATTTTGCGATAATCTTTACTAGCTGTAAGCTCTTTGATAGTTTGTTCACAAAGTTTTTTACCTTTTACTGGTTCAAAACGCTCATGGAAAAACTTAGTGTTTACATGCTCTGTACCATATCGCCAGCTGTTTTCACGATCAGAAGTAATCTTGTCAAAGTCGGATTTGTTTGCACCATTTACAGGGTAGGGTGCGGACTCTGAATCGTATAAGAATTCTGCTAGAGATTGATATTTCATCCTATACGTGTCATTTTCAACTATAGCTTGCATAGCATTAAAGGTTTTAGTGATTAGAAATAATGAAAGACACCCCCTACAAAAGGGTATCTTTCATTTTTTTACGCAATGCTTCTTCCCAGTGCTTGGAGATCATGTCAATGATCATGGACTTAGAGAAACCGTTCTTTAAAAGAGCTGTAGCGTCAAAAATGCTCCTGGTACTGAAGTTTTCATTTTCTACATGGGATTTCATCCAGTTACGGATGTTCATAAACCATGAGAAATATTCTCCAGCGATTTGTTTTTCTAAGTTTTGATCATAGTCAATCTCGATACGACAAAGCTTGAATCGGTCCAGGAATGCCATGTCTTGTATTTCTCTACCCTGATAATCCATGGAACCGGATCCCCAGGTATTACCGGCGAGGATACAGTAGAAGTGTGGATGCTTTTTAGCTACGGGGTTATCAGTACGATTGGGAACAGCTATTTGACCGGAGCGATCAAATGCTGCGTTCAACACTACCGATATAGAGGGAGACATAGAGTCGTATTCATCAACCAGGAACACACCTCCGTTTTCATAGAACTTGAGAAAGTTGCTTTCAACATATCCGTTGATATTAGCAAAACCTACAAGTTCTGATTTAGAAGCTTCCTGGTTACAGGAGAATGATGCATACGGTAGGTTCATAACTTCAGCGGCTTGTTTAGCCATGGTTGATTTACCAGAACCGGTGGGTCCGACGATCATTGCTTGCTTGAAAATCTTTAGAAAGCTTACAAGCTTACTGATTTCTTTGTGCGCAAAGGGGTCGGTGATCTCTATTTTCTCTAAATCGTTAATATAGATTGTAGAACGTTTACTTTCTATAAACGATTCTATAATCTGATCACGTTTTTTACTAAGGTCATCATGAAGAGAAGTATAGAGATCGCATACGAGATCAGACTTAATCACAGGGAATTCGGCTGCTAGGTGTGAGGTGACAGCTTCGGTAATCAAGCTTACCAGTTTCTCGTGGCGTAGTTTATACGCTGTGAGTTCATCAACGCGGTTGATGATTAATTGCTCCGGTACATTGATTGTTAAAGTAGTTTGGCTCATTGTTAGACGGTTTTTGTTGTTTTGAGTAAAAGATATGGACGGGTCATTTCTGACCCCCTATCATACTTAATACTATATATTAGTATGATTAGGGGTCAAATTTGCCCCCTCCAGAAGTTGAGAGGTTAAGAGATATGACGCTTAGATCTAAAGTGACCATAATCCAAGAAGCGTCGGTTACACTTGGATATATGCGCTCCGTCAAAGGGGAGAACACGTACGTACTTACGACGTATTACAGCACCCATTAACCGGTTGAATGCAAAGCACAGGTCGCTAAACTCGTCCCAGGTGAGCTCATCACAGAACTCAAGAAACTCGTCATAAAGCTGCGCGTAAGCATCTTTCACACAGAGTATCTGATACTCCGGATGATTATAGTAGAGTTGTTTCATAACAACTAGAATAGAAAGAGAATCCGCTTAAGGTACGGATCATGTCTTGTCTGAAACATCGAGCCGGTCGTATACAATGTCACAACCTCGTATAAGCTTAACAACTCATGTTTACTGTACAAACTAGTATAAGACCAAGTCCCAACTAAAGAATGACAAGAACCCAGTGGCTTCACCTCACACGTATTACGGATATAAGCTAAAACCTCCCGTAACCTGGTAATACCGTCTATATACAGCTAATAGAAGCTTAGACAGTATGTTTCCCCCACTGTTGTTATCTTATAGCCATCTAGTGCGGCTGAAAAATAGTGTCGAGAAGCTAAAAAGAGAAAGGAAAAGAAGTGAGGGGTGATTGTCACCCACTCACATCTATCTCCTCAAACACACATGAAAACACTTCGCTAAATTCTATGAATCCCACGCTGGTAAAGACTTCCATAATAATCTTCGATTATTAGTTAGTGTTAGTACAATCACCTGTCACGTCTCGTGATTCACGTCACACGTTGAATCAAAGGATCCATAGAATTAGCAAGATGTCTTGACGTGGTTTACCCTACGTGCGTAAGCCGTGAGAAGAGAGGTGGTAGAGGTAGCCTTGACGACTACGCTCTACCCGTTGCTCTACCCGTTGCTCTCTTAGAACGGGATGTCGTCCTCATTCTTCTCGAGAACCGGTTCCTCTTGATTTTCATCAGCGGGTGTCGATTCTTTTGTGGAAGAAGCAATAGACGGTGTCTCGTTAGAGAGTCTGCGTTGCAACATACGCTCCATTGCAGCTTTGCGTTTCTGCGCAGCGCGCTCGCGTTCTTGCTCGACTTTCACGAGAGCTCTAACCTCAGAGTCTTGACGCTTGAGTTCGTCTTTGAGTACGTCGCTCTTGACGAGTCTACCGTTGGCGGCAGAAACGAGTAAGAAATTATACGTACCGTCGAGAACGTCTGCAATTCTATCTTCAGCCGGTGTGACGTCACCGTCGAGAGACGTTGAGTCTTTGAGCTGAAGATAACTACCTACGAGAGAGTCGAGATTGCTCTCGGAAATGCCCCCGCGTCGAAGAATGTTCTCGGAAATCATTGCAACCATTGTCTCGTTACCCTTGGGTTCAGAGACGATGATTGGATAATGAAGCGTACCTGATTTACCGAAAGGAATGGGGTCGAATGATTCGATGTCTGTAATTAAAAGTTTTACGTCTGACATTGTTTTAAAGTTTGAATTAAAAAAAATAAGTTGAGTACATAAAGGACATTAGTCCCGTTGCTCTAAGCTTTTATGGGAGCACTACGAAGCGCAGCGGAGTAGAGTGGAAGTTATAACGTCTGTAAAGCAAGAGCGACTGTGGTGACAGCGGCTCTTGCATTAAGAACGATTTTTAGAGAGCTAGAACCTCTACTCCGTTAATTACCCTTGTGGGGAAGTTTTTACAGAGTAAGAGGTTGAATCTCTCTTTTTTAAACTCGGGGTTTAGAGACTCGATCTGGACAGTTCGCGCTGCCTTGGTCTCTATGACTACAACCTTAGTCCCCGATGTAGTCTTTTTCTTGGTAAGAAAAACTTTCATGGTTAAGAGTTTGGTTAGATTTATAAAGGACATATCTCGATAGTGTCCCCGAAGGGTGACTTGGTAGAGAGATAGTTTCGCCAGGTACCGGTGTCAAACGGTATATTGAGTTGTTTAGCTTTGCTTTTGGCGAACTGGAGCGCAGCTGTCTTGTGCATCGGAGACTTATTGAGCTGGATGCGATCTATTAGATTGCGCTCGTCTCTGATGTTTTTAAACACGTTATACATAGTGTAACGTTTTAAGGGTTAAAAGAAAGACCCCTTAGAGATTGTCTCCTCGGGGTCTTAACCAACAATGAGTTTAGAACACTCGGTCAAAATATCTTTCATGCATGAGGTAGTAGGTTCTTGCTACAAACCCTCCAATCCATACGCCGATGAAGAGAGTGTACGTAGCGAACCATGGTCCGCATGAGATGACTTCTTTGTACGTGTGTCCCCAAAGTAATCCGAGGAGTGACAGTACAAAGAAAAATAAGAGATGACCGATGATGAACGAGAGAAAAAGCATGATGACTTTCATGATGTATGAGTTTAGGTTAAGAAAAACTGGGAGAAAGACCCTCCCCTCGATTAGAAGGGAAGGTCTTGGAACACTAGTTTACGAGGTGTCTTTCTCTTGCGAGAAATCCTCAAGAACTTGTGTACGGATCCTCCATAAAATGGAGAGCTGTTCTTCGCTAAACGATCGACAGCGTCTCGTTTGGAGGATCCCTTTATGAAGCTTGTCTTCAGCCCGACGTCGAGTCCGGTTTGGTCATCGTAGTACCAGGACTCGAGAATAACTAAGTAGGTGTGCATAGTAATGTTGTTTTTGGTTAAGAAATACACCTATCAATTACTTAAAGGACAATTGTCTCGATCTCTCGGCTTTTTAAGGGAGCACTCTAAGCGAAGTGAAGCGAAATGTTGCGTAACGCAGTGAAGCAACATGAGCTGAACGAGCGAAAGAGAGTGGAGGTTTGTATAAGAGATAGACCGGAGATTACTCCCCGGTCCTTGTGAGCTATTGTTTTGCTGCTTTCTTTCTTCTCATGTCTGAGAATAGAGAGCGTTTAATTAGAATAGCAAAACAAGCGATGAAGATAACTACTTCATCTTCTGCTACGTATATCCCTAGTCCGAGTCCAAATGATGCTTGTACTTCAAAGTACCTGCTGCGGTGTACTAACATGTTTAACTATTTAATGGTTAAGTGAAAACTAATAAGAATGAAAGAAGGGAGTTGTTAGCTCCCCTCTCATTATACGTTAATGACCAGTGCGTTTGCTGAGACCGGTTGCTCTACTACTATATCGTGGCGGTATATAGAACAGTTTATACAGTCTTCATTGTTGAACACTGCAATGTTTACCATTCTCTTTGCTTCATCTTTAGTAGAGAAAGCAAAGTTCTGTGATCGTCCCCTGTTGAAGTGAAGAGTTACAACCCATGTAGAAGAAACAATTGTCATAAAAAATGTTTTTTTTTGGTTAAGTGATAGTTTCTCAACCTCCTATAGGACTTGACGGGGGTACCCCCAAGCCGCTTTGCGATGGGGGGATCTATGGTTAGGTGGTCCCCTCATCCTCTAACACAAACTTCCCAGAGGTCCGTTTGATAGGGGGGGTTACCATATGGTTACTTAGTTACAAAGTCAGAATAAAGATTTTTTACGCTTGTCATACTAACCAGTATGCTAGTTACTTTGACAAATAAAACCTATGCTGTTTCTGTTAAGCTATAGCTACTTGCCTGTTTATTTGCACAACAAAAAAAAGCAAACAGATTAAATGATCACTACGTATGTTATGAATCTTGCTGCTGACCTATGGGGTAAAAAGTGGAGAGCAGCTGTTATTTGGTATATAAGAGACGGAGAAGAACACCGGTTTTCCCAACTAAAAAGAACTATGCCAGGATGCTCGGTTAAGGTGTTATCTGAAGTTTTAAAAGAACTGGAGGATAACGGTCTTATCATCCGTACTCAATATCCCACTATACCAGTTAAAGTGACTTATAGAATAACCAGTGATTTTAAGATTGTCGTGGACCACGCCGAGCCAATGTATCATAGCTTTGTCAAATATGTGATCAAACACAGAATACGTTACAAGGTTTCCGATGAGTATGTAGAGAACATGGAGCACTTCCTAGAAACTCTACAGTAACGTTCTTTCCTTTAATTCTTTATTAATCAGCCGCTCATACTAACCGAGCGGCTTTTTTGTTTATAACCTGTGTAGAACAGTGATATAAATTTGTAGAGTTTAAACTTAATTTGTATATTATTATGTAGACCAACCTATACAAATTATGAGTCAAGTACACCGCTGCAATCTTCATTGTCATTCAATGGATCCGGAAACACTAGAAATGATGGGTATTGAACAGGACCGGGGTAAGTGGTTACCCTTTGCTTTCGATCTAAACATTGTAGTGGCGTGTAAACTGACCAGTGATGAGGAGGATCAACCTACATACAACTGTTCTACAATCTTTACCGAGTTTGGGGATACGTACATCATTGATACACCCTATACTTTATTCCAGGACATATTTGCTTCCTTCTACAACGGCAGCACGGACGTCCCTGGTAAATCAAACGAATTGAATTTCTAAAAACCAACATATGTCTGATATTCCTACAAAACAAGAGATTATAGAGTCCCTCTCAGAAATGATAGAGGTGAGAAAGCTGCAAGCCGAGTTGCAAGAACTTAACACACGTATAGCGGTGGGTAAGGCTGAAGAGCTACGTGCAATAGCGTTCCAAGCGCAAATGCAAAATCCCCAACCTACGGGTGATGAGTACGATCCCGCTCCCCACAAGGTGACGCAAGAAGACCTGGATAATAACCCCGAACTGGTAGATGCCGGTATCAAGGTGGGAGAGGAGATAATGATTCAAAAACAGAAAAAGCTTAAGAAAAAGAAGTAAATGTCTGTCGTCTACAAACTCTCTAATTATATCCCAACCCTGGTGTTTGAAAAGGAGCACCACAAGAACATACGCTGGGATAACAAGTATAAACTCTGGATGCTTGAGGAAAATAACAAGTGCCAAGGAATATGGATCAAAGAGAAAGATAAACTTGTAGGGGAAATCATTCTTTCCTGGGATAGTAGCAACGTTTTAGCAATAGAATCTATTACAGTGCTTCCGGATTACCGTCGCAAAGGAATAGGAACTACGCTGGTAGAAAAAGCCCTGGATTGGGGAGAAGGATCCGGTTATCAATTTCTCATTGGAGAAGCAAAGATTAGCGACAGTTGGCAGCTGTTTAGCAAAATGGGTGCGCTATCTATTTTAACATACAAGAACTGGTCAGATACTGGAGACGACTACATGTTTTTTAAAATGAATACTTATTGAAAAACAATGGCACTAGTAAATCAAGTAGATAAAAGGGTAATGCTTAATCGCTGGGACATAGTAAAGTACCAGTTAGTAACCCATTGTTATCTGTCAAAGATACCGGTGAGTGAAGCAGATCTTCAATGTCTGACGCTTCTTGCCCTGGAAGGGGAAGCCGAGTTAACCAGCTTTTGTGAAAAGGCTTTCTCCGAAAAGATCTTTAGTTCTATACAGTCAGTAAGAAACTGTCTGACTAAAGTGGAGAAGAAAAAACTCATAAAGAAAGAAGGTAAGAACAAAAAACGTATTTATATCGCTCCTGACTTAAAGCTTCAGGCTAGTGGAAATATATTGTTGGACTATAAATTTCTCTCGGTTGAAGCCGCGCAAAGCTAAAGAACTTATTCCCCAAACGGCGCGTGAGCTTGACATCAGTGAGGATCTGGTTAATGATGTTGTGTCTTTCTATTGGCGAGAAGTAAGATCTAGCCTGTCATCACTCAAACACTCCCGGGTACATATTACAAACCTTGGAGACTTTTTGATAAAGACCTGGAAACTAGATGAGACCATTCAGCGAATACAAACGTTTGAAGAAGCTAACAAGTTAAAAGGTATGCAGCTGATCAATGCCAGGTTCAGAACCGCCGAAAGTTTGTACAACCTATACCAGGTAAAGAAAATGATCGAGGAAGAAAACCAAAGAGCTGAGTTCATCAAAATGCATAAAAAGAACGTCGATGAAGCTAAATAACATCATACAGATATGGAAAGCAAAGAATCAAATCCTAGAAGGGGTTAAAAACAACATATTCAAACAAGAAGATGTTGAAGAGATTGCCCAGTACAGGATGCGTATCTGTAAACGATGTCCACTTTATGACCGTGAGGGAACCGGTTGTATGGTACCTGGAACAGAACCATGCTGTAATCAGTCAATAGGTGGGTGTGGATGTTCTTTAAAATTTAAGACACGTTCATTGTCTTCATCTTGTCCCCAGGGTATGTGGGACGCAGAGCTAAGCCAGGATGAAGAAGATAAACTAAATGAAAAGCTGGGAATTTAATCCGATGCCTAAGAAGATTGTGAATGTACAGGATAACATCTGTCTGTCCGTTGTACACTCTGTAACTAAACAAAAAACTGTCTACCAACGTTTGTCCGGCGGCGAAGAATATCCGGAACAAAAAGAGGTATTACTCAAGCAACTTCATCTCCGCAAATGGTTCCGTAAAGACGGAATCACCAGTGTAGAAGAGTATGTCACCACAAGAAATAGAATAGCAAAGAACCGGTGTATTGTCTTTGACAAATATTCCGGAAGGTTTTACGCAACATTTCATTCAGTGGATGATGTACTCAATAGTATTACATCGTCTATAAACCCAATTGGATTTAGACATGATAATAAAGTTTACACCGGAGGAACACAAGTACACAAGTATTAAAAATGAGGACCAGCATATTGACTGGATCTCAGCTACGACATTTATCGGCTGTTTTAAACAACCTTTTAAAGCAGATGAAATGGCGCAGAAATCTTCTAAAAATAAGAAGAGTAAGTGGTATGGTATGACACCGGAAGCTATAAAAGATGCTTGGAAAACAGAAGCTAACCGTGCTACTAGTTTGGGTACCTGGTATCATAATCAAAGAGAGTCGGACTTATGTGCTTTAGAATCAATAGAACGATGGGGATCTAAAATACCTATTATAAAGCCTATTGAAGAGCAAGGTGTTAAGATTTCACCTAACCAAAAATTAGCTGAGGGAGTCTACCCGGAACACATGGTGTATTTAAGATCGGTAGGTATCTGTGGACAGTCTGACCTAGTAGAAGTGGTAAATGGTCTTGTGCATATTACAGACTATAAAACAAATAAGGAAATCAAAACAGAAGGATTTACAAACTGGGAAGGTAAAACAACTAAGATGTTGCCGCCGGTGTCACACCTTGATGATTGTAATTTAAATCATTACACACTACAGCTAAGCTTGTATATGTATATGATATTGAAACATAACCCCAGACTAAACCCCGGCACCCTTACTATTCATCACATTACGTTTGAGGAAGAAGGTAAAGACAAGTTTGGTAATCCGATTACAGCAAGGGATATGTACAACGAACCTATTGTAAAAGACATTATACCCTACGAGCTTCCCTATTTGAAGAAAGAAGTGATTTCAATGCTTCATTGGCTGGAAGATAATAAAGACAAGATTAAACCCCATCATTAATGAAAGAACCAAACAGGGTGCGTAAGAACGATATAAAGTTCGGTGTGCAGCTCAATGATGAACAAAAGGAAGCTAAACAGCTGATTAGAAGCAATCAAGTCGTAATTATTACAGGAAGAGCCGGTTGCGGAAAAAGTTTGGTAAGTGCGCAAGCTGCGCTTGATTTTCTTTTTCAAAAACAGATTGATCAGATATTAGTCACCCGCGCCACTATTGAAGTGGGAGCTACACTAGGTCTTTTACCTGGAAACATAGACGAGAAGTTTAACCCCTATCTAGAAGCTTTTGTAGAAAACATTCAGAAGTGCGTAGATAAGAATAAGGTACAAGAGCTAATCAACGACAAGAAGGTGGTAGCTATGCCGGTGCAGTTTATACGGGGTAAAACCATAGATGGTGTTCTTATTGTGGAAGAAGCACAAAATCTTACTAAACCCCAGATGCTGGCTATTCTCACCCGTCTTGGAAAAACCGGTAAGATTATTATCAACGGAGACAATGAGCAGAAAGATATTAAGGATGAATACAATGGTCTTAGCTACGCGATAGAGCTTTCCAAAAAGATTGAAGAGATCAAATGGATCAAGCTCAAAGAAAACCACCGGTCTGACCTAGTGGGTAAAATCCTGGAATATGAGTACAAATAGTACAATACACGAGTTTGCATCACCAATCCCTGTACATACGCCGCACGGAATTGGGGAAGCTTATTTAATGATTGACTATGGTATTAATGTAAATACCACCTGGGTGGTAAGACTTCGTGGAGGATATGTTAAACACTATTATTCTGATGATATCCGTATTTATGATAACCCTATGAATGGCAAAAGCTGGGACGTTGACATCCCAGTAAATTGGAAACAAGATGATTAGACTTTTTGATATAGTAAATAATAAGGTGAGACCGTCAGAACATTGTTATACGCTTTCATCTCTTAAAGCCATTATTGATGGATACGAAGAAGAAGAAGCTTCTAAAATTTTTGCGTACATATTTTATATGACCTGTCCCAATCCAGACTTGAACCCGTTTTTTGATGTACCGGAAGCTGACAAAGAAGAACTTATTCTTAAAGAAGTTGATGCTGACTTTTCAACTGATGATAGCATTATTACAGATGCTATTAAACTATGTAAAAAGCTCTACGAGACGCCAACCTATCGCGCGTACGCGGGAATTAAAAGCATGTTGGATCGTCTTGCTAAATATATGGAGACCACAGAGATTGAGCATGGACGAGATGGTAATATTACTGCGCTGGTCAATGCAGCAGCCAAATTTGAAGCTATACGTCAATCTTTCAAGGGTACGCTCCGAGATCTGGAAGAAGAACAGCAAAGTCAAGTGAGAGGGGGACAGAATTTAGCCTATGACCAATAACCTATATACCTATGAAGCCACCGTGCTGCGTATAGTAGACGGAGATACTGTTGAGCTTAACATTGATTTGGGATTTACCGTTCATTGGAAATCCAGTTGTCGGTTTTACGGTATTAACACTCCGGAGCTGAAAAGTGCTGATCCGGTTTTAAGAAAAAAAGCTAAACTGGCTAAAGCCCAGACAGAAACTTACTTACCGGTAGGATGCAAAGTTACCATAGTGTCACGTGAGCTGGATAAGTACGGAAGACCTTTGGTCGATATCTATTGCGGAGAAAACTATAGTATTCATCTTAACCAGTGGCTGGTAGACAATGGTCACGCGGTGGTTTATATCGTAAAATGATGCATGACAACCTTGTACAGCAGATTATTAATTCTATTTATCAATGGATAAAAAACAACCGGTAATGGAATTTATTAAAGATGTACACTATTACATGGATGAGGATCGGGTGGTATTTACAGAAAAGTACCATCTCCAGCGGGGAAAATGCTGTAACAACAATTGTAGACATTGCCCTTATAAATCTTTAAAAACAACAAATATGGATCAAACACCAGAATTGACTTTTGGTCAACAACTAGTAGGACTAACCTTTAACCCTTCAGCTGATCCCAAAGTACAAAGAGCTAAAGAACTCTGTGCTGAATTAGCTGATTTGCTCAATGAACACTACAATGAAAACCGTCGTAGTTCATCTTACCTGAATATAAAACTATTTGAGCATACAATAGGAGAGATCCTTAATGCTCAAATGAACGTAGTAAAAGTATTAACCCTTAAATACTAATTCATATTGTAAGGTGGTGAAACTGGCAAACACGCTACCCTGTCTCGGTGGTGCTCTTTTAGCGGTTTTTGAACCACGAAGAGTTTGGAGGTTCGATTCCTCCCCTTACAGCTTTTCTTAACAATAAAAAATAAACAATGAGAACATTGCTCTTTCTTTTGTTTGCGCTGGTGTTTGCGTCTTGTTCGACAGAACCAGACAACATCATTCACCAACAGCGCACTGATCCCGGTAAATGGGTTATTGATTCTACTGTATCCAAACCCGTTCAGTCTAAGGTCGAGATGTATATGATTTCTCCTACATGGGGACAAAGTATTGATTACGCTAGCATGCGAAATGACAGGTTGCTTAAAGTAATTGGTGCTCTTGCATTTTTTGTATTGTTTGTAGCACTCTTTATTGGTAGAGCTACAGAAGCTTCCTGGTTCCCTCGTTTCTTATATGAGAATGTGTTTATCTATTCAATGACACTTTTTATATCTCTTGCTTTTACTGTACAACTATATTTCGGAGACGCTATTGGTATTAAATGGAATAATGACAAGTGGATCACCAAAACTGAATATGATAACGCAATGAAATCGGGATCTACCAAACCGATCTGGGACAGCTTGCGTACTAATTGTTTAATCGTAGACGGACCTTATGACTGCTATAAATAAAGAAACTTATCAAGATTTAGAACAGGTGTATTCAAATAAAACTGAAGCACTGTTTGACTGGGTATTTCATTATAACCATCACACTGATGTATGGACCGCTATACCCCGGGACTATTATGTTCATTATTGGAATGGACGTTCAGAAGAAAGAATGGTTCGGAGTAGATCAATCCAGACATTAGTAGATCTTATTACCAGAACACAAGGAGATCGTAATAAAATAGAACAACTCGTACGTGAGCAATGATTTTATAGTCATACCGACCTATGAAAACAATACCTGGACAGAGACATCGTTTCCGACCAGGGAAAGCTTTGCTTCGTTCTTGTTAAGTATATTTAAAGAGCCTGGTAAATACGAGTTTGATGCGGTCAGTAAAATTTTTAATGCTGAAGGTAGAAAGTTTCAGAAACAAGGATTTTACTGTTCCGCACCAATAAAAACTAAGGATTTCATTAATTACTGGGATGACCAGAAAAATAAATGTAGAAACGGCATAATTGTAAAGAGTAATGACGCAAACGGTGTCGCGAAAACTTGGTATTTGTCGCGAGACTACTACATGTGGCTTAATTTTCTTCCCATCTATGACAAGGAAGAAAAACGATTTGACTTTGCCAAGGTCAGAGATGCACAGTACCACATGGCTCTTTACGAACATCTTGCTGAGCTGAATTACAAACACGCAATTATCCTTAAGAAACGTCAGATTGCTAGTTCCTATTTTCACATGGCTAAGCTGATTAATACCTACTGGTTTGAAGCTGGTGCTGTGTTGAAAATGGGAGCTAGTCAAAAAGACTATATCAACGAGAAAGGATCATGGAAGTTTTTAAACGAGTATAAGAACTTTCTAAATGAACATACGGCGTGGTACCGACCCTGTGAACCAGAAAAGGTATTTGCCTGGGAACAGAAAATCAAAGTGAGGGTAAACGGACGCGATACCTTTAAAGGATTAAAATCATCTATAGCTGGTTACACATTTGAAAAAGACCCTACAAACGGTGTAGGTGGACCGGTCACTTACTTTTTTCACGAAGAAGGTGGTATTGCTCCAAAGATGAATGAAACATACGGGTTCATTAAACCAGCTCTTAAATCGGGTCATATCATTACAGGTCAGTTTATAGCTGCCGGATCCGTGGGTGATCTGGATCAATGTGAACCTTTAAAAGAGTATGTACTTCATCCGGAAGAGAATGGCTTCTATGGGGTAGAAAGTCAAATTATTGACAAAGACGGTACCATTGGAGTTACGGGGTTATTTATTCCTGAACAATGGAGTATGCCACCTTATATTGACGAATATGGTAACTCCCTGGTACAAGATGCTTTGGATGCTTTGGATGCGTACTTTGAAAAAGCTAAAAAGAACCTGGCACCAGAATCGTACCAGCTAGAGCTTTCTCAGCATCCCAGAAACATTGAAGAAGCTTTTGCTACCAGAAAAGTCAGCGTATTTCCGCCACATTTGATTTCTAAACAGCTACAACGTATTTCTGATAAAGAATACTCTGTAGAGTACCTGGAGCTTTCCCGCAATGCTGAAGGTAAGATAATAGACAAACCTTCTAGAAAGACTCCAATCATGGAGTTTCCTATTTCAAAAAGAACGGAAGACAAAGAAGGGGTAATATGTATATATGAGCGTCCCGTTAAAGATCCGACATTTGGTATGTATTATGCTAGTGTCGATCCGGTAGGAGAAGGAAAAACTACAACCAGTGACTCTTTGTGTGCCATATATGTATACAAAAACCCAGTAGAAGTCATCAAAGATCATGGAGATGGTGCTGTTGAAAACCATTTAGAACGGGATAAAATTGTTGCCTCTTGGTGCGGTAGGTTTGATGATATCAATAAAACTCACGAGCGTTTAGAGATTATTATAGAATGGTATAACGCCTGGACTGTTGTAGAAAATAACGTTGCTCTATTTATCCAGTACATGATCTCCAGAAAACGTCAACGTTATCTTGTACCAAAAGACATGATCTTGTTCTTAAAGGATATAGGAGCCAACAGAAACGTATTTCAGGAATACGGTTGGAAAAACGTAGGTACCATCTTTAAAGGTAATCTGCTGTCTTATGGTATTGAGTTTCTTAAAGAGGAGCTTGATACGGAAACCAAATCCGACGGGACTATTGTAAAAACAACCTATGGTGTTGAAAGAATACCGGATCCAATGTTGCTTAAAGAAATGCAAGCATACCAAGAAGGTGTTAACGTAGACCGGTTAGTAGCTTTTTGTGCACTTATTGCTTTTGCAAAGGTGCAACAATCAAACAGAGGCTATATAAAACGAACCGAGAGAACAAATCAAAACTTGGAAAACTCTCAAAAAATTAGTAAATTAAATTGGGGACCATTCAGACATATTGGTCGCACTACTTCTTCTTCTGGTCAAATGATGCCTCCCCGGAACGCTTTTAAAAATCTTCGCTAATTCTATGGAAACAAGTAATCTCTACGTTGAGAAGGTTAAAATATTAAGCAGACTGGTTAAAGAAAGCACTTTAACACTGGAGGAAGCTTTGTTGCTTTTAAAGGAAGAAAAAGTGGTAGAGGAACCAGTTTCTTCACCCTCTTATATTCCTGGAACTGTTACACCATGGATTCAACCATATGTATATGGTAGTAGTACCACTTCACCGCTTACCGGTACGGTAACTACAAACGATAAAAGTGGTATATATAATTTGAGTAACGGCACTAATAACACCACTACAGTTACACTCAACACACCTACGGCTGATCTAAATAATTAAAGAACATGCAAATATATAACGCGCTTGACCTCAAAGCTGGTAAAAAAGCGGAGTATAAAAAGATGGGTACTCTTACCCAACCTATTCAATTTTTACCTGAAAAAGATAAAGATGATGAGTGGCGCGCTCATAACCTGGACTGGTTAGAGTTCCAAGGTATGAAACAACTTAGACGTAACGCAAGACGTCTAATGAAAAACTACAAGCTAGCTAAAGGTATTATAGACAAGACCGACTACATTGTAGAAGAAGATAACGAGATGGCGGATCTTATTGACACACTCACTAAAGAGGACGTGTCTGCGCTGGAACTAAAGTTCTATCCCATTATTCCCAACGTTATAAACGTTCTGTGTAACGAATTCTCTAAAAGAACCAGTAAAATATTGTTTCGTGCGGTAGATGACACCTCTTATAATGAGATGTTAGAAGCTAAACGTGGTATGATTGAGCAGACACTTATGTCCCAGGCACAACAAAAGCAAATGGCTAAGTTGTTGGAGATGGGTGTTGATATGGAATCTGAAGAAGCTCAAGCGGAAATGTCACCGGAGAAACTACGGTCTTTACCAGAAATTGAAGACTTTTTTAAGAAAGACTACCGCAGCATGATTGAAGAGTGGGCTACTCATCAGCAGAAAGTTGATGAGGAACGCTTCAAAATGCAAGAGTTGGAAGAGTTAGCATTTCGCGATATGTTAATAGCGGATCGTGAATTCTGGCATTTCCGTATGATGGAAGACGATTATGAAGTAGAACTCTGGAACCCATTACTTACTTTCTATCACAAGTCACCGGATGTACGTTATATCTCCCAGGGTAACTGGGTGGGAAAAATGGACATGATGAGTGTTTCAGACGTTATAGATAAGTATGGTTGGATGATGACCCAGGAACAGCTTGAAGCTTTAGAAGCTGTGTATCCCGTACGTTCTGCCGGCTACGCTATCCAGGGGTATCAAAATGACGGTAGTTATTATGATGCTACCAAACCCCATGACTGGAATACCCAGATGCCAAGTTTGCAATACAGACAATACATGAGTTTGTATGACACTAAGTTTGGTACCGGGGATATTGTAGAATGGATACTCTCTGATTCTGAAGACACTGTAGATTATGGTAAAGCTCAATATTTACGTGTAAGTACTATTTATTGGAAGAGCCAGCGTAAAATAGGACACCTGACTAAGATTGATGAAGAGGGTAATATGATCCAAGACATCATTTCCGAAGAGTATAAGGTGATCCACAAACCTATGTATAACACTACGGTGTACAAACAGAAGACCAAGGATAATCTACTATTTGGAGAACACATTGATTGGATCTGGATCAATGAGGTTTGGGGTGGTGTAAAAATCGGTCCCAATAGACCAGCTTTTTGGGGGATGAACAACCCTGGGGGTATTAACCCCATCTACCTGGGTCTGAACGGGGGAAAGCCCGGACGTATTCCTTTCCAGTTCAAAGGGGATAGTACGCTCTACGGATGTAAACTTCCTGTAGAGGGTTCTGTGTTCGGGGATAGAAACACCCGTAGTATTTCCCTGGTAGATCTGATGAAACCATTTCAGATCAGCTATAACATTGTAAACAACCAGATAGCTGACATTCTTGTAGATGAATTAGGTACTGTTATTCTTCTTGATCAGAATTCTTTACCACGTCACTCCCTGGGAGAAGACTGGGGTAAAGGTAATCTGTCAAAAGCATACGTAGCTATGAAGAACTTTCAGATGCTTCCCTTGGATACTACCATTACCAATACAGAGAATGCGCTGAATTTTCAACATTACCAGGTATTAAATCTGGAGCAGACTAATCGTTTGATGTCCAGGGTACAATTGGCTACTTATTTCAAACAGCAAGCATTTGAGGTGATTGGTCTTAATCCCCAGAGAATGGGTCAACCAATTGCTCAACAACAGACTGCCACCGGTATAGAACAAGCTACCAATGCGTCTTACGCTCAGACTGAACAGTATTTTATACAACACAGTGATAATCTAATGCCCCGGGTACATCAGATGCGTACTGATCTGGCGCAATACTATCATTCAAAAAAACCGAGTGTCCGGCTTCAATACATTACAGGTACCGACGAGAAGGTAAACTTTCAAATGAACGGTATAGATCTTCTAATGAGAGATTTTAATATCTTCTGTACCACAAAGACCAATTCTCGTAATATTATGGAGCAGCTTAAACAGCTGGCAATCAACAACAATACAGCGGGAGCATCTATCTACGACCTTGGTAATATCATCAAAGCCGAATCAATAGCTGAACTCACACACGTTTTAAAATCAGCTGAAGCTAAAGTACAAGCTCAGAAACAAGCTGAGATGCAACAACAACAACAGATGCAGCAAGAGTTGCTGGCTAGTCAAGAAAAACAAAAACAGATGGATCTGCAATTCCAAGCTGAACAAAAACAACTTGACCGCGAGAATGATATTACTGTTGCAGAAATCAGATCCGCCGGCTACGGTTCTATGGTCGATATTAATGAAAACAAACAGAATGATTATTTAGACGCTATGGATCGTATTAACGAGGAGCGTCGTCACCAGGAATCATTGAATTTTAAGCGGGAACAAGAAGTAAGCAAAAATAATCTGTCTCAACAAAAGCTTGACATAGATCGCCAAAAGCTGAATACCCAAGAGCGTATTGCAGAAAAGCAACTTCAAATTGCTCGCGAAAACAAAAACAAGTACGATAAAAAGTCAAGTTCTGGTAAGAAATAACTGCTTACCAAACTAAACTTTTAGATTATAGCCCTATAGTCCATAGGTTAGCTCTCCAAGGAGTCTACAAAATAACTTCGTTAGGTTTAAAGTTGTATATTTTTAATGTAGAACTACACAACTAAAAAACCACCGTAACTTATGGATAATCAAGCCGCAGTAACTACAAATGTTCAAACTGTAGATGTTGACATTGATAGTTGGTTAGGTGCACCCGGAGCGGATAGTATTGTTACTCCGGAGCTTAAAACACCTGAAAAAAAAGCTAATGTATTCTCTAAAAAAACCGAAGACTTGTCCTTTTTGGATAATGACGGTGATGAAAATGTAGATGAAGACGTTTCACGTGGAACAGACACTTCTACAAAAGAGTTAATAGATGAGCTGGATGCTGATCTCAATCCCGATGATGAAAATAAGAAACCAGCTGGTCGTCCGAGAACTGAAAAGAGCGGATTGGTTGAATTTCTTAAAAAACGTATTGAGTCAAATGAGATGTTTGCTTTTGACGACTATGACGAAACCAAACAGTCTTTAGATGATTACCTAGGTACCCTTGCTGAAAAGGATATAGAAGAACTATGGCAAGCTAACCTAAACAACATTAAACAAGAAGTAGCAGCTAAGACTCCTCAAGAGTTTTTTGAAAGTCTTCCAGATGAACTTCAATATGCTGCAAAATATGTATCTGACGGTGGTCAGGATCTCAAAGGGTTGTTTCAAGCTTTAGCCCAGGTGGAAGAAGTTAGGGAACTGGATCCTACCCAGGAAAATGACCAGGAGGCAATCGTAAGACAATATCTACAAGCTACAAACTTTGGTACTCCGGACGAAATAGAGGAAGAGCTTAATACGTGGAAAGATATTAACGCGCTTGAGAAGAAAGCAAAACAATTCAAACCCAAGCTGGACCAGATGCAAGAGCAGATTGTTCAGCGTAAGATACAAGAGCAGGAGCAACGTCAGGTTCAACAACAAGAAGCTGCAAGAGAATACATGAACAATGTATTTGAAGCTCTTAAACCGGCTGAAATAAACGGTTTAAAACTGGACAAGAAAACCCAGGCTCAACTCTACAACGGTCTCACTCAACCATCATACCCCTCTATACAGGGACGTCCCACCAATCAGTTGGGACACTTGCTGGAGAAATACCAGTTTGTCGAACCTAATTACCAACTCATTGCTGAAGCTCTCTGGCTTCTTTCTGACCCTGAAGGTTACCGCTCACAACTTGTTAAGACCGGTAAAAATCAGGCAACAGAACAAACCGTGAGACAACTAAAAACCGAACAGAGTCGTAAGTCAATCACCACTGCGCAAGACGATGATGAACCTCGTGCAAGAAAGATTGCTAGACCGGCTAACATATTTAAACGATAAATTTTTCAATTCCTAACCCTATAAAAACACAAGCCTCATGGCAACACCAGTTTTGAACAATGGTATATTTCTACGGGATACCAGCTATCAAACTAGCTCACACGTAGACTCTTACCACCTTTCAAATCTGCTGAAGAGTGCAGAACCTACAGACCTCGGTCCTGTAGATTTGTGGGCAATGGCTCAAAAGGTAGAGATGCC